CCTCCAGCTAATTTAGTAGTCCCTGCCGATATGGCTGCTGACATCAATGGTCCAACACCCGGTATAAAAGGTGCGATTACAGAAACAATAGGCGCTACTTTCTTAGCTACCTTTTTTAAACTTTTGCCCACTTTCTTTAGCCACCCAAACTCAGGATTACCTGTAATTGGGTTAATTGACATACCACCACCAACTGTATATTCAGCAGGGTCTAAACCCATGCTTGACATTTCCTGCTCTAATCTTTGTCTTGTTTCAGGAGTTATAACTGGTGGAACTACCATTTCGCCTTGGGCGACATGAGCTAAATAATTATCCTCATCTCTGCCTAGTCTCGCTATGCCTTCGCCACTGTTGTCGATTCTATTCATCATTTTAAAATTTTACCCTATTTAACATGGTTTTGACTAACTTCTTGCACAAATTCTTTCATATATTCCTTAGACTCTTCATGACAAACAAGCCAAAAAACCAATAAGTACCTGTCTCCATCTATTACAGGTAATCCTCTATGCATGTGAGTTAGACTGGGAAAGATTAAAGCATTGCCTGTAGGCAAAGGCTCAACTGTTCCTTTTTTCATAAACTCAGTACCACCACCTTCGTAATCTCCAGTGTTTAATGGCACTACTATACTAATATCAGAGCTTGCGTCATGATGCCAAGCTCCCTGTTTCTTATCTCTTACATTGTAGTTAGCTATCTGTATATTACCACCTGATACATGCCTGTTCCATATACTTAACAATATTGGATTAATTACAGAATCTACCACTTGCATCAACGAGTGATAAAGCTGTGGACATTTTTCATACAAAACTATCTCAGGTATTTGTCTTAGCTCATCTTCTTCTTCATTTGGCTCGAATCCAAAGTAATCTGTCATGTTATGCATTTCATTAACTAAAAGATTGCAAAGCTCTTTAGAGAACAAAGGCACTGTATAAACATCTTTGAGAGGTTCTTCAATAATAGATTGTAATGGCAAGTCGTCTAATGAATCAGTTACGCCATTATAGAAGTCACTTAAATGAGGCAATGTAGCCTTAGCCTTCTCTAAAGTATCTTTTTCAACATACCAGTCTGAAGCAAAGCCTAATAATAAATTTTTTAATTCGTATTCTTGCTCTTGTTTAGTTTGTGCAAACACAGCAAAACTTACTGTGGTGCTACCATTGAGACAGCTAGTAAAAAGTCATTTACATTAAAATCAGCCTCTTGACTTAAAACTTGAGATAATATTCTTTGTGCTTCTGTAGATTCTTCTGAATCTATTGGATTTTCTAAGATAGCCATTACTTCTTTTTCATAGCCATTTTCAGCCAGTGGTATAAACAGTTCGTTCATAAGCTCTTGTTTTGACATTTCAAATTCGCCCATAGCTTGTTCTTGACCCATTTCAGGCATCATTTCTTCAGGCATCATTTGTTCTGACATCATCTGCTCAGGCATCATTTCATCAACACCACCTCCGCCTGCAAAACTCATAATGCCTCCCATATTTCTTTTATTAATATATCCGGGGTCACCTTCGTTTGATGTAAAATTTAAATTTGGATATGCTGCTCTTCTTGCTGCCGGCTCATGGAAATAACTCATAAATTCATTTATTTGTCTTTCTGAAACATCTGGGTAATTTTGTTTAATCATATCTACAACTTGTGGTGTAGCTGCAGTACCGATTCTATCAAAGGCTTTTATAAACATTTCTCTATCGTTACTAGATAAAAAAGTATCTCGTTTAAGCAATTCTTGTCCTATTTGGCTTACACCACCACCGCCTGCAAAAGCTCCAATGCCACCTGAAGTTGATTGCTCTGACATCATTTGTTGGTCACCCACTCTAGCTTGTATGGCAATTTTCTGTTGTTGCAGTTGGTCTATAACATCAGCAATTTCTTGTGCTTGCTCGTATTGTTGATTCCTTACATTCATATCGTACTCATTTGTAAGGCTGTCGATTTCATTTTGTATAGTAAACATTTGGTTCTCAGAAGACCTTTCTTGCATCCTAGGTTCGTTATATTCCTCCATTAAATACGGATAATTATCACGCATAATCTCTTCTTCTATACCTGACATTGGACCATTTCGCATATTCATCGCTTGTTCTATACTCGGAACAAATCTATTTTCTTTCGTGCCTTGTGATTGCATCATGGCTTCATACTCTGCGTGATTAGCACCGGGCATTTGCGTTCCATCATCCATTGAATGTTTTAACATTCCACCCAATTTTTCTGTTTCTCTATTCGACATAACACCCGGACCTATGAGTTTTGGACCCATTCGACTGCTTAATTCCATCATTTGTCTTTCTAAATCTTTCATAACTAATTCCTATGTATAATATTTCTCTATGCCATAACCAGTAACTACAGGTGGTATCTTGACTGATATGTTTCCACCTGTTGACACAGATAATATGCCAACCAAACCTTTTGCCTCTAAACCTTCATTCGGAGTATTTGGCTCATGTAATTGTAGCCAATAATTGCCTACATAAACTTGTAATACGCCAATACTAGTATTCCATATTACATCACCCTGTAAAAAATTCAATTCAGCGATTTGTGCCTCGTTAAACTGTGGTGTTCTATTAGGGTCAAACTGTCCTAAGTTTAATTCTAAAACTCTAATTAACCTGTTAAACACATCAGGATTAACCTCATCTGATGCTATGGGTAATCTAGTAGGTAATAACTTAGCCATTACCTTCTACCGTCAGGGTGGATGTCGAGCCTTGTATATCCAAGCCTCCACTTATATCCTAGCCTTACTCCTACTTCTGCATCGTCATCGCTTTGCAATCTTATAACAGCCTGCCTACCTCTAGCTCTAACATGTAGCTGGTCTGTGTTATTTGAAATATCTTTGGTTACTCTTGTTGTTAATGATTCACTAGGAGAGTTTCTTGTTTTAACCAAGATATTAATTTGCGGTACTCCTGTATCAACATTTGTCCCATAAAATTTAATGTCAGGAATAATTCTTCTTATAAATGCAAAGTCATTACCTTCTTGCAAATCAAAGTCTGAGCTTTCTACAAAAACACCGTCCATTGGTAATCCATCGTCATCATCACCATCTTCTTGGTTGTATATATAATTGTCCGCAGTAGCTAATGGTCTGTTAAAGACACCTTCATCAACCCAAGCAGTTCTTTCTAATTGACCGATACTCCAGCTACCTTCTTCGTAATTGTAAATTACATAACGAGATATTTCTTCAGTACCATCACTGTCTGCTGGATAAAACCACCATACTTCATTAAATTCACTATTTAATAATCCAAATACTTTAAATGCCTGTCCTATATTTAGGTCTTCCTGTACATAACTTAATACACTACAAGGTAATTTTTTCACTGAGCCATTGTATAAATAGAATCCATCGTCTGCCATCCAAAATATTCCATTAGGAGAATTGGTACAGGCATTAGGACCAATCATACCAACACCTTCGTTAATTAGATTTACAGAGAAGGTTAATGGTGGTCCTACAAACTGCATACTATATAAAGCAGTGTCAGTCCAAATTAGTGTTTCCTGTCTTGACCTTATACCACCTATTATTTCACTTCCTGAAGATAATCTAATAGAACCTGCTGTGTTATCAGTTTTTGGTTGCCACTCTGCAATACTCTCTTGGTCTGAGAAAGCAACAAACATTGGGTCAATAACTCCTGTTCTTACTCCGCCTGATACAGGGTCAGCACCCAAGACAATTACATGCCTATCTGTGTCACTTACGATTGTTTGTAATCCAATTGTTGGTGCTAAGTTAGCACCTGATAATGATGTAATGTTTACAGCTCTTGATGTTGTACCGCCTGATTCATCCCAATAAAATATACCGCCACCTCTTGGATGTAATATCAAATCTTCACCAAAATTGTCAGCAGACCATAATCTTAATTGGTTAGTAAATGATAAAGAGGTTGAGGAGCCAAAGCCTCCTTCTCCCCATAAACCTGAACCATAACCGGTTGATTGGATGTATACATCTAGTCCTGCACTTAATTGGTAGGCTGCGTCAGCAGCTGAACCACCATTGCCAGTATCACTACCATTTGCTGTAGCTGTAGCTGTGAAAGTAAATGTATTTGCACTAGGAACTCCAGTGACTTGATATTCTTTATTTAGAACAGCAGCCGTAATAGTGCCACCTAAACTTACTGCACCAGCTAATGTTACAAAATCATTTACAGTTGCTCCGTGTGCATTATCTGTAGCTGTTATAACTGCCGAACCATTAGTAGCTGCAAATACAATACCATTGGTTGTCGTAGCTCTTATAGGTGTAATGTCGTTTAGTGTTGTGCCTTCTAGCACAGTAGCTTTTAAATGAGTGCCAATAAATAGATATTTATTGCCTTCTAAAGAAGTCCATGCAAATAGTTTTCTACATGTGCCTA